GCCCTGACCCCCTTTGCCGCCCCGTCCCATTACCTTGACAGCCCCCTTAAACACTAACTTGGGTTTAACGCCAGGAGGGAGCAACCCTGTCCAATCCCCAATAGTAATGGCATAGCCATTAACATCGGCAGCGCAAAGGAGTAAGAAACTATTTGCTTGCTGCTCTAAGGTGCCGTCAAAAGTGAATGTCACTCCTGAATACTGGCGACTCAAGGAGTGATTCTTATCCTCAAATAACTGTCTAAGGTTTAAACCCGTAGAATTATCGGTGTCTATCAGAATCTCAGGGTGGTCTGGATTCCCCAAAATATCATACTTCTCAGGGTTAACTTCTAAGGCGGTCAACTGAAATGTGTTGTAATCCTTTGAGGGTTCAATCGCGGTGATACGGAACGGCTTGGCTTCTTTAAAAATAGCTCCATCAACCGTTGTAAACTTACCAAGAGTGTATTGAGCATACTCAGGAATATCCGCTGCTAAAAACGCGGTAGTATTTGTTAAAACCTCGAAAGTTTTCTTGTCTAAAGCCATCACCACTGCCTTAAACAACCCTGTGGTTGTCTGCAAAATTAAGTCTGCTTGAGTTGCTAAGGTGACTTCTAAGGGGTCTCTAAGGTAAATCTTTGTGCCACCAACATGGCTGATACGACCTGTCATACCCCAACCTAATAAGGGGTCAGCGATATAAACAATTTCCAAGGGGTCTAAAATCAAACCTAAACGGGTGGTTGTAAAGGCCGCAATTGTTTTCTCGGTTGTGGCTGTTAATACCCGAGCATTAGCACGTCTAAGGGCTTCGCTCTCGCTGGTGCAACCAACAGCCACAAAGTCTAAGGGTATCTCACCGTTCAACGCGATAAAAGTATCGTTCTTAACTTTTAAACGAGTCTCTTGCCACCCTCTTTCAGGGTTTGTGAAGCTAACAGTGATGCTATTGTATTGTGTGTTAATGTCGGTGAAACTGTAGTTGAAGCCTTCGAGCGTCACTGTCTCAGGGGTAAACAGCACACGCGGTTCAACCCAACGGTCAACTTTCAAACGCACGTTACCTTCGCCATCGTCATAGAGTACAGCATCAAACGCTCCTGCTAAATTCTGCAATGTCTCCCAACCGTTTTGGTTTTCGGCCAAAGTAATGTTCATGGTGTAGCGTTTTTCATCACCTGTGCCAAAACCATTGCTAACGGCATTGTCACAGTAAACGCCAACGTCATAGAAATCTTGAGTGTAAATGTTGAGGGTAGGGGCATACTTACGCATACCGTAGCGGGGGTTATCTAATAAATCGTACAGCACCCATGCAGGATTACTATGCCAACCTGTTGTTAATGCCCCTGTCCAAACAGGGTTAGGATAACAACCTGCACCCACTGAGTTTTCAACACGGTTAGTCGGTACTTTCGTAATCAAACCTTTGTAAATACCGTAGAAGTCAGGAATATCATTGAACTGGTCATTCGCTCGACCTGTAATGTGCATCAATGCGGTATTTGTAAAGGTTCGTGTCGGTTGAGCTAATATCTGAAAACTATCAAAAATAATGTCACAAGCCGTCTTAGTGTTGGTACTGTTATCGGTGTCGGCATTAAACTTGGTGATGCGGATAACGTAATCATCGTCAGTGATAGTAGGCACGTCAGTTCTAAAGTCAATAACGAAGCCAGAGCCTGTTTTACCCGTGAGTAAGTATTTATTCTTTCCGTCCGTGTGGCTGCCAACGGTGAAGTTGACTCCTGAAAGGGGAGGAGTGAAATCTGTTGGCGTAGCATTACTAAAATCTAAAACAACCCAAGGGTCAGAACCTCGTGCAGTTTTATATTCAATACGAAATTGGGCTATGTTGTTTAGGACATCTCCACCAGCGGTTTCGTGGAACAACTGCGCTACTGTAATCCTAATATCTAATTTGTTAATCTTGCCGCGGAAATTCTCAGGAGTGTAACGAACGACAGGAGATTTTTGAAGGATATTAACACCGACACTGGTGCTGGCAGATTCGCCGCCAAGAGTGAAGGTAATGGTAGTAGGTGTGGACTCCCCTTTTTTTTCACTGGCTACAAGCTCCTTGATAATGGGATTGCCGTCTTTATCGTGTAAAGGTACATCACCTGCGAAGAAACTTTTTAGGCCGTCTTCTAAACCCTCAATCTCACCCTCGCCGATGCCGAGCAATATTTCAACCTTATCCTTAGAGAACAGGTTATCGTTAGTAATCGTAGGGGTTCTAGGGCGTTTACCCCCAGAACCAATGTACTGGAATTTTGTCATTTCGTTACTCGTCATCAGGATTGTAGGCATCAGCGTCAATGTTGAAAGATAAGATGTGAGGATAAACTTTTTGACGACCATAAATCAAGGGTATTGGCGTTCCCTCTTTAATGGTGTTCTTATCACCGTTGATGAAGCGGCTTTTCTTATCCCCTTGAGTCGGGTCTGCTTTCGGCGATTTTTGCAGCAATTGTAAAGCACCGCCAATGATAAGGTTAGCACCGACACCCATTAAGAAAGACTTCATCCCTGCCCCTACCGCTGCCCCTACTCCTGTAAAGGCTAACAGGGTAATCAACAAAATACCAATACCAATTTGAATGCCTCCTGCTCTCTTGCCGCCGCCTCCTCCTCCCTCAAACAAAGGGATAATCGTTAGCGTTTCCTTTACCTCGTCTAAGTCATCAACACAGCCAAGTTCTTTTACCTTAACGAGGTGCTTAACCCCTTTCGGCATAAAGTTTTGCAGCTTCTCTAAAGCGTCTCTGGCGTTAAAAGCGTCAACGGTGACGTGACCACCTTTGACAAACTTGGCCAGATAGCCTTCCAAATAAACATTAACCAGCATGGTCGTCACCCCGTATTACTGACTCGTCTGTATCAACATAGTAATACGCGCTGTCAGTTTGGCCAACAATAATGTGTATTAACTGCGGGAGTCTTTTAAATAGTTCGTAGTCATCTACCGATAAATTACAACACCCGCTGGGGTGAGTGTGCCACAAGGCAACGGCATTGGCAGGGACATCGGTGATGGCAAAATGCGTTGTTGGATTAGGATGTAAATTGTTAACTTCGATAATCTCGTTATCTCGTGTGACAAACCCACAGCGTTCGACACGGGGATGCCAGTAGGATTGTAAGGTTTCAAGAACTACTTGCATTTTGCTGCACCTTTAAACGGAGGTGAGGGGGGAGTAAATCCAACAGGCTAACTTTACCGATTTTGGCAATGTTAATGGTACTGATTTCAGGGTGTCTCACAACAAGGGCTATACGCTGATACCACCGTTGGTCTAAGGCTTCGCACTTAGACAACTTCTGATACAGGTGGTGGATAAAGTACCCTGCGCCAACATAGACCCCAACATGGTTAACGGTTTTGCTGCCAAGAATTGAGAACAATAAACCATCGCCTTTTTCTAGTGCTGAGATACCTGAAACGGGGACAACCTGAAACCCTTCTTTGGCAAAGTTATCCATCAACAGGTCTAACCCTTCATGGTCAAAGCCAATGGGCCTTGCATAGTTGCGGAGTTCAAGCCCAAATTCTTGTTTGTAATAATCCCTTGCTAAACCATAGCAATCGGCTTTGCCGTCAACATACGGCTTATTTAGTAAATCTAATAACATAAACTTAACCCATACTGGTGACAGGGAAATCAGGGGAAATGTACTGTCGTGCAGGAAGTGTATAGCGCACTCCGTCTAACACGCTCCGCAACTCAAAAGACACACTATCCTTGGTCAAGTTGACGGTTTTAGCTAATAACCATTTGTTACGCAAATAACGGTTTTCATCCGCTAATAAGTCATCGCGTAACACTAAGTAGCGGATAAGTTGACTTTGGCGTAGTTTAACTCCCTTCAAAGTTTCACCTTGTCTTGGGAGATTACCCTCAACAAGTAAAGCCGAAAACAACCCATTAGGGTTAGCCACTTGTAGCTTAGGTCGGCTTTGCTCACCTGTTGACTGAATATTGTAACCACTGAATTGGTGCGGGAAGTTTTCATACGTTATCCCTTGCCAAGTGATTGTTGGGTGGTTCGTGAAAGCGATAAATACGTTAGGTTGTAAGTAATCAGGGGTAAACTTAAATAACTCCACATACGGCTCAGGGGTTAACCGCGTGGCTTCTTCTTGATGTTTAATATCAGAGGTAGCGGTGAGCATCTTCAATAACCTCAACTAAAGTGATAGTAAAACTCTCTGTCCACCCATTACCGTTTTCACGGAGCTTTGGGATTTTCAAAGGTTCTTTGAAGCGTACTTTAATCCGCCCATAAG